CCAATAAAACTTTAACAAACTCAAATCCCGACAAGGGAATTGCTGCAAACAAGTCAATCGAATCGTTTATTACTATAGAACCAGAAACGGTTGAATTGTAGATGTCTTCAAACATATTCAATTCCAACATTATGTTGAATATGTTTATAGTATCACCATTCGAACTTGTGATGAATAGTTCTTTAAGAACATATCCTTTTTCAGTAGTATAAATTTGATCAGACATCTGTAACTATGGAATATAATTCTTGTTCTATTTGAGAAACATATCTTCTATCAAGTATCTTTATTTCTCTTTTGTTTTCGTTTTGCTCATCTTCGTAATCATAGTTTGATACAGCATTTTTTGTGGTAACTATTTTGACTGTATTTCCATCCTTTAGATTTATTGTCTCTGTGCTACTAGATGCCAAAGACGTATATGTGTTGTAATCAAGTTCATATTTGTTGACTGTTATTGCTTGAGTAACAGAATCGGTTTTTGTAACTACTTTTTCATAGTGATGATATGTTGTTTTTGCAGCAGCAATTGATCCGTACTTACTTTCGATATATGCTACAAAATTGCTATAATTTAGAGGCCAATCATAAAAGGGATCTGTAATATTGTTTACAAGAAGAATAATCCAATGACGATTAGGATTGTCATAATATTTTGATGCTAGAATTTCCGGGGTGTCACCATCAGAAATCTGATACTTGTAAAAAACAAACGACTCATCTTGGATGCTTGGAATCAATCTGGCACGGACAAGTATATCGGATACTAGCTTTATATCTTTGTTTGCCGTACCATATAGATTGTAGGATGCGATGGGAAAATTTGTAAAATACGCCATCAGTAACCCCTATCTACCATTTCTCTAGTAATCATGTTGATTTCCATGAAGTCAAGTCTCATTCTAATTTGAACTGGCATTCCGTCTTCAAATGTTACATATCCGCCAGTCGGTGAATAATCAACTTGAATGTTTGTAAGAACACACGTTGATATTCTTGGTAAATTAGTATTTTCAACAAATCCAGTTCCGGAAGCGCCTGGAGTGATTGCAGGCTCACCTGGAGCAAGTTCTCGATTCAAATCTTCTTTATCATTAGTGGCGCCCTTTCGTAGAAAGGTAATTTGAAATTCTGACGGAGGAATTAGAATAGATCCTCCAAGAATCGCACCAAATTCTGGAGCAGAATGTCTTCTAAATTCCATAATTATCTTCCAAACAACATCTGCTTCTTTTTTATTTCTAGGGGCAAAAATAAAATCAAAACTAAATGCTCTAAGCAATGGTGTAGAATATAGAACTTCAATTACAGGATTTAATGCATATCCAGATAATTGTGCAGCAGTTCTAATTGTTTGTGTAATTTTTTTTTGTCCTGGTAAAAGAACTGCTGCTGCTGCAGCAGCACTACCAGAATAAACTGGACCATTAAGAAGATTTCTTACAGTATCTCTTAAAGTTGCTGCTGCTGCTCCTGCAATACCTAGTCCTGCAGTTTCTGCTGCGCTCCGATTTACGCCAAAATCATTACCTGTTGCTATAGCGGTACCCACAATTCCTAATTTTTCTAGCAAACTGGGTGATTCATAGTTTTGTTTATTTTCAAATACAATATTATCTGGCATATAAAGAGATATGGCTCTTTTAATCTGTTTATATTGTCTTGTAATATTTGGAGTACCATCCAATAGTCTATCTCTTCTTGACTGTTTAATTTCTGTATCGATTTCTTCTCTTGCTTTTTCTCGATTTTGCCCTGTAATGTCTTTTGAACTTGAATGCACTCTAATATTGAACAACATTGCGTGAGACAAATTTTCAATGTCTATGGGATAATTATAAGCCGAAAATTTGTATTTTCCAGTTTGCAAACTAGCAAGAGGACCAGCACCAGTACTCCCGCCTCGATCATCTTCTCTTACTGTTTGTCTAGTTGGTTCTTGTATCGGCATCTAAATATTTCCATAACTTTTATTATCATATTTATAATGTCGTACAAAGGCCGTTTCATACCAAAAAATAGTCAAAAATATCGCGGAGACCCAACACGAATCATATATCGTAGTCTTTGGGAGCGTCGCGTCATGGTTTTTCTTGATGAAACCCCATCAGTCATACAATGGTCTTCTGAAGAGATAGTAATACCATATTTTTCACCGATTGATCGCAAGATGCATCGCTATTTTCCCGATTTCTATGTCAAGGTTCGCGATAAAGATAGCAAAATACGTGAAATGATATGGGAAATAAAGCCACAAAAAGAGTCAGTTCCCCCTAAGAAAAGATCAAGAGTGACGCAAAAATACATAACCGAAATAGTCACTTGGGGAGTCAATGACGCCAAGTGGAAAGCTGCTGAAGAATATTGTTTGGATAGAAATTGGCAATTCAAGGTTCTCACGGAAAATGATTTGGGAATCAAATAAATATCAATATGCCAATTATAGACAAAAGACAAAGAAGAATAGAAAGAGCGAATTTATCTGCTAGCTCTCAAAAGGCTAGAGAATGGATTCAGAAAAAAGCCGATGAGCTAAAAGGTCTAAATCGTCGCGATCTTTTGCGCGATCCAAAACGTAAAGAAACATCATTTCAACTGGGTGCAATGTATTTCTTTGTGTATAATCCGAAGTTGAAGGATAAATTGCCAAGATATGATCTATTTCCTTTAGTCATTCCGTTTGATAGATTTGGTGACGGATTTCTGGGTATCAATTTACACTATCTTTCAGTAGGAACAAGAGCGGCACTATTGAACAAATTAAGTGTATTTACGAACGACAGCAAATACGATGAGAAAACACGTTTTACGTTCACATATGCAATACTAAAAGGACTTTCTATTGGTACTGGTCCTGCAATAAAGAAATATCTAACAAGTCACATACGCTCTAGATTCATAAAAATTGATGCCAGTGAATGGGATATTGCAATATCATTGCCTGTTGAAAGTTTTATATATCCAGAAAAAAACAAAAACTCTCCTCAACTATGAAGGAATAGCAAATGTCATCGGTCAAAGATATCATTAATAACTTAAATTCGTATTCCGATTTACAAAGACAGAGTAGATTCAAAGTATTTTTTTCAAGAAATATACCATCTTTTTCTTTGGATAAAATTTCAGATTTATCTTTCACTTGCGAGTCTGTAGAAATTCCAAGCAGATCATTTAACACATTTGATCATAGAACATATGGTCCCGTAGTTAAATATCCAGTTCAATCTTTTTTCGGTGAAGTTACCTGTACTTTTTTTTGTAAGGGAAATCTAAAATCAATAAACTATACAGGATTGCCTGAAAAAAGAATATTTGAAGATTGGATGAATCATATAAATCCATATCCCAATAGTAGAGGATATAGACAAGAAGTTGCATATCATAACTTCAAGTATAAAGATAGTTATGCCGTGGATATGAAAATAGTGTGTTATGGTGTTGATAATAAACCGTCATATGAAATGGATTTGATCAAGAGTTATCCAACTCTAATTAGTCCAATTTCAATGACATGGAGTAGTGAAGAAGTCGCAAGAGTTGCAGTAACTTTTGCATATGATTTCTTTATCTATAAAAATCAAAGAGATGGTTATCCATCATCAGATAAAATAGAAATAAGCACTTCATCATCAAGAAGTTCTGGGCTTGTATTCACAACCGGCGGAATTAATCCAAATGAAAAAATATCCTGAAGAAAGGAAATGATAAATCATGAAATTACCTAAAATTGATTTGCCAATATATGATTTCGAGCTACCTTCTACGGGTAGAAAGATAAAATTCAGACCATTTTTGGTCAAAGAGCAAAAAATACTATTGATGGCGCTTGAAGAGCAAAAAAGCGAACAAACCGAATCAAACGATCAAACCATAATCGATGCAGTGAAGCAAATAATAAAAAACTGCATTGTCGAAACAAACTTCAATGTTAATGAAATGTCATCATTTGATATCGAATATTTCTTTCTTCACTTGAGAGCAAGATCAATAAGTGAAAAAGTAAATATGTCATTTCGCTGCAAAAATACAGTGGAAGACAAAGAATGCAACAACTTGATGCAATTTGAGCACGACATATTGAACTCAACTGCAATTGAAAAGAATCCAAATCATAATAAGACAATCTTTTTTACAAAAGATGTTGGTGTTGTGATGAAATATCCTTCATTTAATGCAGTTGAAGTTCTTGTCAATAAGAACAAGAAAAATTCCGTTGAAGCAGCATTGGATATGATCATCAATAGCATCGACTACTTCTTTGACAAAGATGGTGTCTATCCAATCAAAGAACTGGAAAAAAAAGATATTTTGGAATATATTGAAAATATTCCAAAATCAAGCTTTGACAAAATGGATAGCTTCTTCAATACAATGCCTGTCGTAAAGTCAAACATAGAACACAAATGTAGTAAATGTGGATTTGAACACATTATACCTTTGGAGGGACTAACAAGTTTTTTCGCATAAGCCTTGGTCATGAAAGTTTAGCAAACTATTTTCAAACAAACTTTACAATGATGCATAACTATCATTATAGTTTAAGCGAGTTGGAAAATATGATACCCTGGGAAAGAGACGTATATACAGTATTACTAATCCAGCACATAGAAAAAGAAAATCAGAGACTAAAAGACATCGCAACGCAAACCAAAAAAAGATAAAATCAGACCAAGGCAAGTAGGAATAAAAAATGACACCGACACCAATGCAAAACCAGCAGACAAACGAAACTAATCCGATCGACAGTCTTGCTGATACTGTAACAAATAATGTGACAAACACGTATTCAAAGGTGTTTGGTGATCCGACACAAAATCAAAGAACAAACGTTCCTGGAAGCAAAGTGCAACAAAGTAAAAAACTAGAAGCCTCGCCTCTAAAAGGAACAAAAGAAAAAATAGAAAACATGACAAACATGTTGAATACTATTACGGAAAATTTGAGCGATAAAGACAAAGCAAGTGCAAGCAAAAAAGAAAATCAACCCGAATTAAATCTACAAAAAATTGCAAGTTTTTTCAAAAATGCTGATGCACAAAATAGTACACAAAAAATGTCTAATATTGCGGGATTGCAAGCACAAAAAATACCTACAATAATTCCAAAAAAGCAAGAAGAACCTAGAACCAAAACAAATATACCATCATATTCATCAAGAT